GCCCAAGAGAAAGGCAAAAACCGATGGTAAAACCTGAACCGTGGGAAAACTGGGAGCGCGTCAAGGTGACGATAATCTGCAAGGCAATGGCGCTGGCGCTGTCGGGAGAGTATGAACCAAAGGAGGAAGGCAAGAGTGAAAGAAAAACGGCTGGTTGACGCAAACCACTTTGAGCAGGTGCTCAAAAACATAGCGTGTGCCTTGAAAGGTGAACTGACGTATGGGAAAATTAAGATCGACGTGGTGAAGTTGATTATGGGAAGCCTGAAAGCTGAACCGACCATAACTGCGGAGAGCTTGCAACCGCTGACGTACAACGAAAATATGGACTACCTGGATTGCGACGAATTTATCTGCCACAAGTGCGGAATCCATATTGAGGACTGGAAGCGAATCAAGATTGACCCGGATGACGGGGAGAAAGAACTTTGCGAGTACACGTTTAAGCACTGCCCGGAATGCGGCGCAAAAATCATCATACACAAAAGCTGCGAGTTTTGCAGGTGGCATTTGCGAGATACGACGTGCTTCAACGACCTGGAAAAAAGACCCAGAACGACCCCGGAAGATTCTTGCTGGAACTGGGAGGAGCGAGAGTGAACGAGAATAAACAGCACTGTGATTTTTGCGAGTTTCTGTCCTGCATGAAAAAGGTGGACAAGAGTGAAATAAACTGGCGACAGGGAGAAAAACCGATGTATAAGGCGGCTTTGGTGCATGGATACCAGCGGCGCGGGAAGAACATCGGGACAATGACGCATGGAACATTCGACCTGAACTTCTGCCCGGTATGCGGAACAAAATTGGAGGAAGAGTAAATGGAACACAGCGAAGAAAATTGCTCCACCTGCGCATGGCATGACAGTTTCTCGTGGGTATGCTTCAACGGCTTATCTGAACACCGGGCGGATTTTACCGACCCGGAGAACACCTGCCCGGAATGGAAAGAAAGGAAAGATGAAAATGACTAGGGATGGGGTCGAGTATACCTGCGACAAATGCGGCAAGACCATGTTTGCGCCGACGGATAGGTGCAGCAACATGAACAGTGTCCGCGAACGTATGACGAGGGACTGGGAAGAAGTGACAGACGACCAGGGCCGCAAGCGCGACCTTTGCCCGGAGTGTAGCAAGGAATACAAGAAAATCATTGGCGGCTTCCTCAAGAAAAAGTGACCGCCGAAGAGCAAGCCTCTTACATTATATATAATACATAGTAGTCCGTCGTTAAATAGCCGCCCTGACGAGGCGGCAAGGGGCTTGTATACGGAAGCTAAGTTAAGGGACACGACGAGAAAGAAGAGCAAAACGATGCACCTACCCCCGGCGGGGAAAGGGAGTGCAGAGGGAAAACGAGGGCAGCGTTCCAGCAGCTTATCGGAATAGAGGGCAAAGGGAACGCGGCCCGGCGTTGTTCCTCTGCATCGTTTCCCTCTTTCGTTTGTGGGTCAAGATAAAGAAAGTTCCATGACGTGAGCGGAAGGAGGGACGTAGAGAGTATGGCAGGCGGTTTCAGAGTGCGAGAGCAAAAATTCATCTGCGGCAAAGATTACGCCACGGCTGAAACAATGCAGGTTGACTTTTTCGAGATCACGGAACAGCAGCACAAGGCCAGCACCCGCAAAAAGAAAGAACTTGCCAGCTCCATTGCGAAAGAAGCGTACAATTTCCGGCAATCCGGGCGATACCTGGAACTGCTGATCCAGCGAAACTTCCGCAGAACGGACTACTCCGTTACATACACCTACGACAACGACCATCTGCCCGCACCCGGCGACATGGAGCGCGTGGACAAAGATTTTTCCGCCGCCATGAAAAAGCTGTACCGTATGTGCGACAAAGCCGGAATTGCACACCCAGGATGGGCGGAAGTGGCGGAGTATACGACATATGTTGACGGAAAGTGGGTTGGCAGACACCATCACCACATCGTCATGCAACACACAGAGGGGCTTACGCGCGAAATGGTAGAAAAAGCATGGGGCGGACGTGGAATGGCCCGGTGCGAACCGTTGAATTTCGACCACGGGTACATCACGGGTCTTGCAAAGTACATCGTGAAGAATGTTCGGTGCAAACGGCACTGGCGACAGAGCCGCGGGCTGAAACCGCCCAAAATGCCCCGCCCGAACGACGGGAAAATGAGCCGCGGAAAACTCAAGGATGTTTGCGAGAATCGTTTGGAAGATCGTGCGTTCTGGGAGAAAATGTACCCCGGCTATACTCTGCACTACTGCGAACCAATCATCACGGGCAACAGCACCCGCCATCTGATCGTGCGCCTTTACCGCAAAGAAACCGGGATGAAGAACAGGAGGAATCAACCTTGAGCGTGAGGCTTGAACTTTCCGACCTGCCGCCCCGCATCCGCGCACAGGCAGAAGCACAGATCGCGGCCAGAGGCCAGAAAAGAGCACCTGCAACGCCGTCAATGGCCGCGGCGGCCAGCATTGCAGAAACCGCGGGCATGGATTTTGACTCCCGCGGCGAGTATGACTACTACATGGGTGTGATCCTGCCGAAAGTACAACGGGGGCAGATCGTCAACGTGGAAACGCACCGGGCGTTTTCACTGCTCCCGGAAAAGGAGTACGGAAATGTGAAGCTCCCGGCGGCCAGATACACCGCCGACTTTGTGCTGACCTACGCCGACGGCACAACGGAGGTGGTGGAGGTGAAAAGCAAATTCACCCGGCGGCAGCAGCGAGATTATATCTACCGCCGCCGTCTGTTCATCGACCTTGTGGCAGAGCCGCGGGGCTGGAAATTTGTCGAACACATCACGCCTGACACGTCGGCAGAAATAAAGGCGTGGAAGAGGCTTGCAAAGCAGAAAGGGTAAACCATGAAAGCTAGACCGAATGCAGCAGTACAGCGCATGATGGTGCGAAATTCCATCAGCCGTTGTGCGAAATCGAAAATCAGCGCGAAAAAGAATATCATAGATAACAGAAAGGCCACAGACGAGGTACTGCGCTACTGCACCATCATTGCGGCTTTTGATGTGCTGGAATTTGACAAGGGCGCACTTGACCGTTTGACGGCGGCCATGAAAAACCGAGCCGACGTGTACACAACAGAGCGCGCTGTGCTGGGGCAGACCCGCGCGCGGCAGTTACTTAGAGAGCGCACGGAACCGATGCTGGACAGGTCGTTTGTTCTCCCGGCGGGAGAGTACCCGCGAAAGCAGCATGAAAAAGACGCGCTGGCAGAACGCCGGGATGCTGGCGACCTGACGATCCGCTATTTCGTGGAGGGCTTAAACGAAATGGGCTACGACCGGGCGCAGATCAATGCAGCCGTGGAAGAGGTTCGCAGGAACTATGAGCAGTTCTTGGAATGGGCAGTTGACGGTGAGTATACGGCGCATACCATGCTTGGCCGCAAGGTAGCGGAGATCACGGGCGGCAGCGTCGAGGTGACCGCAGAACAGGGCGCAGGCCCGATCTTCGGGAAATTCTAACAGAGAGAAACGCGGGAGGGTAAAATGCAGGCAGAAGAAACGAAAATGGTTTTGCGTTACCTGGGCGGGATTGAAGCACAGCTCTATGACGTGAACAGAGAAATTGCAGAGTTGCGGGATCGCTACAATCCCATCAAGGGCATGGACATGGACGGGATGCCGCATGGAACCACTCCGGGCGACAGCACCGCGTCGCTGGCCGTGAAACTGGCCGACAGCAGCGAGGAATACGAACGCACCGAAAACCGCCTGCTGGTGCGCAGGGGCGTTTTGCTGGCTGACAGGGATAATATTCGTGACCAATTAGACCGCATGAACGGTGATTACAAAATCATTCTGCGCGGGCGGTACGTTTACCCGCAAAAATCGTTACAAAGAGGCTGGACGAGCATTGCGGCGGAACTGGGGGTAAAGGAGATCACCGCTCAGCGGAAAGAAAAGGTTGCACTTGCCATTCTCGGCCCGATGCTGGACGAAATGCCAATGGCAGAAGAAATCCTCTTGCGCGCGTATGACGCGCGCGATTAAAAACAGCAGGAAAAGCACAAAGGCGGATTCGTGATAGAAAATCTATCAAAACGCCATGAAAAGCCCCAGACAGGCGGCGGCAAAATTCGTGTGCCGGAAAAACATTAAAGGCTATGATGATGCCGGATTTGTGCGCGCGTAAAAGTGGGGACTTCCGCGAGAGCGAAAACCTCCCTGGAAAAACAACTTGCGAATAGGAACAAAAGAAACTCCCCCGGCGGGTAATTCCGTCGGGGGAGTTTTCGTTATTCGTGTTCGTTAAAAGAGTCTGCGTCAAAAGTAAATACAATTTCCGGCGTTCGTTCTGTGATGATGAAAGTAAACACGCCGGGTGCATCCTTGCGGCCAGACACAATAACACCGTCTGGCGGGAGATCGTGGAGTGTGCAGATGTTCTTCTGCACAGCGGATTCAAGACTGCGCAGGCGTTCGTCCTCCGAAATGATCTGCTCACGCTGGAACGTATCGGATAGGCCTTTCTTCAAAACGGCCTGCAACTCTTCCGGGAGAATGTTCATGCGCGTCGCCACCTTTCGTGCATCCTGACAATGACCTGGGCTTCATCCTCGGCGGCTCCATGCTCCACGGCGTACCGGGCGATTTTGTCCGGCAAGCCAGCGGGAAAACCGTTTGCATCCACGGGGCCGTCATACCCTGCGAGATCGACGACGTGGAGCGTGGGCAAATCGGGCAAAAGCTGGTAATACTGACCGTCAACATAATTCGTGTCGGTGACATGATCCCACCAGGATATTTCACCGTGTTCGTTGCTGGCGGCTTCCATTGCGCTGCGGGCCTGCTCTTCGGTAGAACCGCCGAACGTGAGCCGGGAACCGTCAGAAAAGGCGGCAACCACGCACCAGGGATAAAAAGTCTGCATTTCGTTCACAGAAATACCTCCATTTCGTTAATGACAGTATAGCATGAAATGCCCCGGCGGGGAACCGGGACAGATGCCATACAAAAAGTTAGATGCAATAGGTTTCCTTGCCAAGAGAACTTTCAAACGTGAAACTAGCAACAAAACCGTTGCGGGTATGAAGAAGCGAGGCCAGTTCGTAATCATGGCCGCCGGAATAGCTGGACTTCAAACGGAACCGATAAGAAAAAACGTCCTCACCTTTCCGCAATGCCTTGAGAAGTCCACCTTTCAAGGCAAAATCGTCCTGGAACGTGTGCCGCCTACCTGCACCATCGACAAAATAGGGCATGAACATAAAAAACTCCTTTCGTGTGTTTGGGTGTTCGTTGATAAATAGCCTACGAACACAGTTGAGTTAAGGGATTGGCCCGTGTGGGCTGGGGCGGGGCCGCTTTCGTGCGGTGCGGCCCTGCTGGGGTGTCCGCTGTTTTCGTTATTCGTTGCCGTCCAGAAATTCCATGACCCGGTGCGCGGCATACTTGCCAGCGTCGTTTAACTGCCGCTGCCATGCGCCGTTGCGGGGCGACCAGTGGAAACCGTTGTGCTTCAGCACGTCGCGGGTTTCGTCGTCGGGCTTGCCGGGGAAGATAAGCTGCACCCGCATGATCTCCTGATCCTCTTTGTAGGTGTAACCGTCGCGCTCATCCTCCACCGGGGCGGCGGCCTTGGCAGCCTCGATCTTTGCAATTCGTGTTTGCACCCGCTTGATGGTGGCTTTACTGCTCGTCAGTTCGTAGGTGGGGAACGGCTTGCCGTGGAACGCCAGCGGCGAACCGTCGCCGTTCCGACCGCCTGCCATGTAAACGCCGGGTTTCGTGATCCAGGCAAGCGTCTTTTCGGGGATGCCCTCGAAACCGTCCAGCGTCTTGTGCTTGCGATAGTATGCGTTGGCGGAGATCATCAATTCGTGTCCAGCTTCCAGACCTGCCAGCTTGGCCCGCAGGAAGTCCAGCACTTCGGGATCGGAGTCTTTCACGGCCAGGGTGTGCGCCCTCTTGAGCTGGTCGAGATAGTGTTCAGCCTTGCGCCAGTTCTCCCGGTTGGCCTCGAACGCCTTGATCTGCTTCTGCTTCTTCCGCACGGGGAAGTTGCCCGCGCCGCAGATCATCACGCTGGGGCAGCGCGTGCCGATCTCGTTCTCCTTGTTGGTGGCCTCTGCCAGCGTCTTGGCGTAACGGTCGAACAGATATTCGGCCCGCTCTTTCTGCTCTTCGGTGAAGCACTTGGCCTTGACCTGCTCCAAGATGGCGGCGGCCTGGGCCACCTGGGCCTCGTACTCCCTCGTTGCGCTGCCTGCGTGGTAGTCGCTCCAAGAGCGCATTTCGTGAGAGAGGCGGGCGGTGCTTTCGTTGATCGTGTAAGTTGCCATAATATAAAATCCTCCATTTCGTTTTCGTGGTTCGTTATGCCTTACGGCTGGGATCGGGTCGCTTTACGGTGCGGCCCGTCAAGGTGTCCGGCCTGGGTTAGATGATCCATTCGGCGTTGTTGTAGTCGGCGGCATTGTGGACAATGAAAGAATACAGAGCACAGCGAATGGTTGAAAGGGCTTCTAAAATATCGTTGCCGCGGTTCACATCTTCGTCACACTGGTAAATGAGGCTATCCAGTAGCTTTGCAAAGGTGTAAAAATCGCTGTCGATGGTGTAGTGTCCGCCGTCCCAGCTCAGCAGGTGGAGCAGATGGGGGAAGTCCTGCGGCATTTCAGGAACTTCGTCGGCGCTGTCTGGTTCCAGGTGGTAACGATCCACACAAGCGGATTCGTTCAGCCTGTAAAGAACAGCGTAGATTTTGCGGTCGTCAAACAGGGAGTCCAGCGGGTACATACAGGACTTGAAAGCGCGGCAGACTTTCGAGGTCACGACGGAACCCGAAAGGTGATCCATGCCCCCGGCACCGTTGAGCATAAACGCAACCCCGCAGGCGACGGCGGCGGTGTGCTGGGTAGAAAGATGAATACAAGACATAGAAAAAACCTCCTGTTGTTCGTTTCGTTATGCCCCGGTGGGGCTGGGCCTGGGCTGCTTTGTACGGTGCAACCCTGGCAGAGTGTCCGCGCGTGTTCAGATCGTGCCGGAGAACGTGGTAATTTCCAAGATGCCGGAGGAACGGAACAGCTTGATATTCGTAAACGGAATGAAGATGCGGGAGCCGGATTCAAGGTTGAAGTTCCACCCGGTAAAATCTGCGTCGTGTTCGTAGGACTGGACAGCCCCGGCGGGCTTCTCGTTGATAAACAAAACCGGGTTGGAAATGATTTGAACGTGCATCTTTCGAGCCGCGGAGAAAACGACGGATTCAAAGTTTTCCCCGTCGGCGGCGTTCCACTCTGTGCTCATGCCTGCGGCCTCGCACAGCTCCGCGCAAAGTTCCGGGTTCCATTCGTCGGATTTGCGCATTTCGGCGGCGATTTCTTGCGGTGCTCTCATGTGTGATACCTCCAAAGTTATTTTGTTGTGGCCCGTGTGGGCTGGGGCGGGGCCGCTTTTTCGTGCGGTGCGGCCCTGCTGGGGTGTCCGCTGCTGTGGTTCAAATGCTGGCCGCTGCTTCCAGGGGAGCGGCCTTTTTGATCTGCTCCATCTTGTCAAGGTTGAGCGTCTTTGCCTTTTCCACGTCAAAGTATTTGACGAGACAAGAAGCACATTCCGCTTTCGTGCGGCCACACATTCCGGCGGGAAGAGCCAGCAGGCCGCACCGGGATTCGTAAATATCCCAGCGTTTGAAATCCTTGCACTTGGAGAAGAAAAACGTAAACCCGGCATACTCTGCACGGTAGCCAGAGCGCAGGCGGCGGAAATTTCCGCTTCCGTTGCGCATGAGGGTTTCAAAAAATTCCGGTTTGTTGCTGACCTTTACCGGGCTTTTTTCTTCCTTGATTTCGCCAAGGGCTACAAGGTTCCGCCGTGCGGCGGTCTGATCCGGGCCGCAAGTGCTTGCCTTGCGCTTCAAAATGTCAATGATAGCGGCGGTGAGTTCGTCGGTGTGGGCGGTGTCCTCTCGAACCAACTTCATAATCTGCTTAAACTGGCCAACGCCGCAGGGGAAAAAGCCGGGGTTTAGTTCTATGTAGTTCTGGGGGTTGTTGTGCAGGGTGATCTTGATGGTGTCCGGCGGTGTTACGTTGCGGGCCTTTTTCGTGGCAGGCTTGGGAGCCTCTACAAGTTCGGGCAGCTCGTGGTGTTCTTCCACAGCCACGACAACGCGGGCGGCTGCCTGCTGTGCTGCCTGCCGCGCCTCTGTTGTAACGTCCTGGGCGATTGCATCCGCGGCGGTTTTGATGGCGGCGGATACTCTCGCGGCGCGCCGCTGCTCTGCCAGCATCTTGTTATAGGCCTTGATCTCGTCGATACTCTTAAAGCGGCCAGCGGGGGCGGGCTTGCTGCTTTCAACCTGTAAGCGGCTGAACATATACGACGTGGTGGGGTAGTAATGAGCCGCGGGCTGTACCTCTTTGCCTGCGGCCTCTGCCGCCTTGATCTGGGCTTTGCTTGGCTTGTCGGTGTACTTCCACAGCGGGCAGGTGAAAAGGGCTTTTTCTCCCCTCTTCACGCTCTTGCCGTTGTCTTTCCACCATGCAAAAGTGTGGACTTGAGAGGCGGCCAGCGCGTCGAGGCCGTCCGGGATATGCTCGACGGCGTGGGCGATCTGCTCCGGGGTGTATGCCGCGGCGGCGATCTCGTGCCGCTGGGCGGGGGTCAAGTGCGCTTGCACGCTCTTCAAAATAATCTCTTCGTTGGTCATGGTGTAAACCTCCTGTGTTTTAGTTGTGGTTCATCCCGGCGGGGCCGGGTAGATGGGGCGGGGCTGCTTTGCGGTGCAACCCTGCTAGAGTATCCGGCGGGGGTCAAAGGTCGGTTTTCCGCGATCCGTCGGCGGTGTGCTGCCACACGTCCACGGAATAACCGACGCGGCGGAGTTGGTCGGCCAACTGGCGCGCCCGGTCGGCGGTGTTGGCCCAGGTGGTGAGCGGTAAACCCCGCTTGCAATAAACGATCTGGTAACGCATTGCCTGCACCTCCTGTTAGTCGTCCACGTCGTCGCAGTCGTGGCAAAACAGAGCGTCAACAACTCTGTCATCGGTGAAGTCGTCCGGGGTGTCGTTGTCCTCTACAACGAGTTGCACCCGGTCATAAATCCGCAGATCGGTTTTTGCATCGACGGTAAAAAACCAGTCGCAACCGTCGCCCAGGTCGGTGCACCAGACTTGCACGCCGTCGCCGTCGGCGCACATCCCCAGCACTTGAGCGGGGACAATGTAGCGGCCCAGGGGGCCGTGCGGGGCGCACCTGCCAGCATTGCGGCAGCCAGAGCCGCAGCGGTGATGATCTTTTTCAGTTTGCGCATTGTAAAACCTCCTGTGCTGTGGTTGATGCTCGACTTTCTCCCGGCTGTTGCCGGGGTGGTGGGATCGGGTCGCTTTACGGTGCGGCCCGTCAAGGTGTCCGGGGCGAATCATGCAACGGCATCGGCGGCACAAAAGCTGTGCGGGATTTCGGCGGCGACCTTTTCCAGCGTGTCACAGTCGGTGTGATAGGATGGCTCCATATCGCCGGTGATCCGGTCGGTATGGTAGAAAGTCACCTGCCAGCCGCCCGGGGTGCGGGTGCTGGGGGCTACAATGATCTGCCGCCAGGGGTAGGTGTACCGGGTGACGGTGTAGCGCCGCACCTGGGAGATAATCGCGGCGGTGCGGGCTGCAAGGGTGCGTGCAAACTCGCAATCTTCGCGGTCATCGAAAAAGAGTTCTGCCGGGTCACCGCTTACGATGGGCAGCGGGTCCAGATTGTAGTATTTCATTGCGCGGCCTCCTGTTGATGGGTGAATGTTCGGCGGCGGGTTACGCCTGCTTTGCCTGCCAGCGGGCCAGCAGGGCGGCCCAGATGATCCGGCGAGTGCGGGGCGAGAGTTCAAAAAAATGCTTGTTCATGTGCGTTTCTCCTGTTCGCTGTATTCGGCTTGCGTTGCACCGTTGCGTGTCGCTTGCCGTGGCTACACTCTAGCACGCAACAGGGCAGTTTGTCAAGCACTGTTGCGTGTAATCTACTTTTTGCACAAAACACTGTTGCGTGTGTTGTGCAAGTTGCACTGTTGCGTTCAGAGCGGCCATTATGTATAATTATCTTGATATAAAGCGCAAAGGAGCAAAATAAAAATGCCAGTATCAGCAGCCCGCCGCCGTACAAACGACGCATACAACGCAAAGTGTGATTATATAAGCCTGCGCCCTCTAAAGCCGGACGGGGCAGCAATCCGCGCCGCCGCCGCCGCCAGCGGCCAGAGCTTGCAAGGGGATATTTTGAAAGCCGTGCGCGCCAGGATGATATTCTGCAAGCCGTGCGCGCCAGGATGCAGGCAGAGGGCCAGCCGCTCACCGTGGGCGATCCGTCCGGCCCGGAATCCGTGAACGGCAAAAACTGTGGGGAAGAAGGGGGATTATAGGGGGTTACTGGGGAGGCTATAACTCACTAAGTTCTAGCCCTACACCTAGAGCACTACCCGGTAAAGTGGAGAATCTGACCCCTCCGGCAAACGGAAAAACGGCCCCGCCGCAGCCCTGCCGGATCAGCAGCAGACCAGCACCGACAACACAAGCCCAGAGCGACACGCGCACCACCTGCGCCGCCGCCCTGGGCTTTTTCTTTTCGCCTTGGACGCGCTCGACGCGGGCGGCCTGCCAGATGATGCCGCACCACCTGCGCACCCTGCACCACTTGCGCCGCCCCGCTGACGACCACGACGGCCAGCCCCGATGATGCCGCCGCCCTGCACCACCTGCACCAGATCACCGCGCCAGCAGACCGCACCACCTGCGCCCCATCTGCCCCGCCGCATACAGCAGCAGACCGCGCCGCCTGCTGCCTACGCCCTGCACCACTTGCGCCGCCCCGATGATGACCACGACGGCCAGCAGATCAGCCCGCCGCGGCCTTGCAATGGCCCGCCGCCGGAGGGGTCAGATTCTCCACCTAACGGGATATAGCTTTGCCAGTAGGGGTAAGGCTAAGAGGCTATATACTGCCCTATCTATCCCCCAACCCCCTTTCTTCCCCGGCCTCGCCCTGGGCTGCCCGCCTCGACGACGACACGCCGCCCCGGCCCCGCCCACCGTCTGCGGCCTGCCCGATGAGGCCGACGGGCCGCCCCGGCCCCATTTAGGTACTGCCGGAGGCGTTTTTCAGCGGTGCGGGTCCGAAAGCGCGAAATTTTTCTAGGTATGAGGGGATTTTTGAGCTTCCTCGAAGGGGGTCTGGAAAAAGTAAGGGGGGTGTTTTTTGAAGAAATTTTTGAAATGATGTTTTGTGATGCACTTTTTCTGATATAATTAGTACAGTGATAAGTAAGCAAAGCTCCACGGCGCAAGTCGTGGGGCTTTTTCTTTTGCGCAGATTTTGGAAACGAGGTGCGGGTGATGTTGGATGCCAGCGCGGAACAGCCAGCGTGACACCGCCAAGGCCGAGTACATCAAACGACGGCGGGCGGGCGAAAAAATAAATCTCAAAGAGTTTGCGGATTGGGTGGGCGTACCCTATGGGACGGTGCGAAACTGGAAGCGTATTGACCAATGGGACGAGTCACTAGAGCGCAAGCGCGGCGGCCAGCCCGGAAACAGAAACAGCAAGGGAAAGAAAAATGCCAAGGGCAACCACGGCGGCGCGCCGCGGGAAAATAAGAACGCAGAAAAAGACGGCGCATATAGTGCCGTCTTTTTTGATAAGTTGTCCGATGAAGAAAAGAAATGGCTTGACAATCTGCCGACCGGGGCAAAAGAAAACACTCTGCTTGAGTTGCGAGTCCTGCGGTATAGGCAGAAAAAGATTCTGGCCGCACTCGAAAAATATTCGGAGTGCGCAGACGATGATCTTTACATTGCGACACTGACGGATATGCGCCGCCCCGGAAAGTCCGAGGGCGGAAAGCGCACCGACGGCGCAGAGCAGAAGATGGGCCTGTACAACAAGGACAGCGCGTTCACCCGGCGGGAGAAACTGCAAGAGGCACTGTACAAAGTATCTGGCAGAATCGCAACGCTGATAGGCCAACTGCGGCAGGGTGAAGAGTTCGAGAAACGGTACGATCTTGAAGTACAACGCCTGGATATTGCCAAGATCAGAGCAACGGGGGTGGCTGACATGGACGGCCCGGATGCCGAGGGGGTGGATGCCGATGAAGCTTTACACGGTAAAGGTGATGGCGAACTGCCTTGACCTTTCGGAACGCCGGGTGCGGCAGCTCCGGGAAGAGGGCATTTTGATAGAAGCCGCACCTGGCCTGTATGAACTGTGGCCCAATGTACGGCGATATATCAACTTCCTGCGGGGCAACGCAGACGGCAAAGCCGACCTGAACGAAGAGAGGGCAAAGCTGACGCGCGAAAAGCGCATTGCAGCGGAACAGGAAAACAAAGTCAAGAGCGGCGAACTGTACAGGAAACAGGACATCATGCTGGGATTGAGCACCATGTTAATGAACCTGCGTTCCCGCATGATGGCTCTTCCGAACAAACTTGCTCCCAGTATTGCGAAGCTGGGTGGCAACGAGGACGAGATACAGGATGTGTTGCGGGACACGTTCTATGAAATTCTGGACGAGTTTTCGCATTACGAAACGGCGTTGGAATCGCCAAAGGAAGATGAAGATGCAGACGACGGAACCTAAACCGGGCAAACCGTGGCGCAAGTGCAGGCATTGCCCGTGGGGTAAAAGACTCCACCAGAAGCTCATTATCTGTATGTTCCCGGAGTGCGTAAGGCGGGGTGAACAAAGTGCCGAAGAAAAAGAACATCATCGTAAAGATGGAGCCGCAGACGGTTAAGCTGTTTGCGGTCGTTCTGCAAAAGCTGAAACCGCCACCGCCGCTGACAATCAGCCAGTGGGCGGACAAGTACCGGGTACTCTCCTCCGAGTCCAGCGCGGAACCGGGCAGATGGCACACGGACAAGGCTCCGTACCAGCGGGCCATTATGGATGCCATCGGCGATCCGCACGTCCGGGAAGTGGTGGTAATGTCAGCGGCACAGATCGGGAAAACCGATGCGTTCATTTTGAACGTGCTGGCCTACTACATGGACTATGCACCGGCCCCCATCATGTGTATGCAGCCTACCCTCGATATGGGCCAGACGCTTTCCAAAGATAGAATTTCCCCGATGCTTCGAGACACGCCGCGCCTCAAAGGGCTGGTTGATGTCAAAAGCAGATTCGCCGGAAACACCGTGATGAAGAAGAACTTCATCGGCGGCCACATAACCATCGTTGGAGCAAACTCCCCGTCGAGCCTTGCCAGCCGTCCTATCAAAGTTCTGCTGGCTGACGAGATAGACCGCTATCCCAAAAGTGCAGGAACAGAGGGCGACCCTCTGAACCTGGCAAAGAAACGCCAGACGACTTTCTGGGACTGCAAAACAGTCATGGTTTCCACGCCTACCATAAAAGGCGACAGCCGAATTGAGGATGCGTTCAACCTCTCCACGCAAGAAGAGTGGAACATCCCTTGCCCGGAGTGCGGCGCATACCAGCCGCTCGTCTGGGAGAACGTGAAGTTCGACCCGGACGATCTGGACAAGGGCATTGACTATGTGTGCTGTGAATGCGGGTGCGTGGCAAATGAATACCGCTGGAAAGCACAGGAAATCAAAGGGAAATACGTTGCAGCCAATCCGGGAGCAGCGACCAGAGGCTTCCACCTCAACACCCTTGCCTCTACGTTTGTCGGATGGGACGAAGTGGTGCGGAAGTTCTTGGAAGCAAAAGAAGCTCTCGACCACGGAAACCCGGAGGAAATGAAAGTCTGGGTAAACACTGAACTTGGGCAGACCTGGGAAGAACGCGGCATCCAGTTGGAGGACACCGAGTTGTACAACCGCCGCGAAATCTACACGGCGGAAGTGCCGGACGATGTGCTGTTCCTCACCGCTGGCGTTGACGTTCAGGATGATCGTTTCGAGGTGGAAGTAGTCGGCTGGGGCGAGGGCGCGGAATGCTGGGGCATCCGCTACCAGAAAATCTTTGGCGATATGCTGTCGGATCAGGTGTGGCAGGACTTGGACGACTTTCTTCTCCGTTCCTGGCGCAAGGCGGATGGAACAGAGTACACATTGCTGGCTACCTGCATCGACTCTGGCGGCCATCACACGGACGAGGTTTACCGCTTTGCGAAAGACAGGCTGAATCGCCGTATCTTTGCCATCAAGGGCATGGGTGGCGCGGGCGTTCCGTACATCCGCAACCCATCGAAGAACAATCGTGTGAAAACGAACCTGTTTATCATCGGCGTGGATGCGGGCAAAACCTCTATCTATCAAAGGCTGGAAGTGAAAACGCCTGGCCCGAATTACTGCCACTTCCCAAGCAACCCGGAGGCTGGCTACGACGAAAACTACTTTAAGGGCCTGACAGCCGAAAAGAAAGTTGTACGCTTTGTCAAGGGACACCTCAAAGAGTATTGGGAAATCAAAGACAAAGAACACAAGAGAAATGAGCCGCTAGACTTGCGCAATTACGCACTGGCGGCTCTTTCCATTACACGGCCTGCGCTGAAAAAGCAGGCCCCGGACGTGACGACACCTGCCACGGCGGCAAACCGTGGGCGTGGTCGTCGCCAAATTTCGGGAGGTATCTAACCAATGGCGGGAATCACACTGGAAACTGCACAATCGCAGCTTGACGCATGGCTGGAAGCGGAACGCAAGGTTACGCACGGTCAGAGCTACCAGATTGGAAACCGAATGCTGACCTACGCCGATGTAACCCAAATCGGGAAACGCATTGAGTATTGGTCGAACAAAGTTGAAGAACTTTCGAGAAAAAAGGCGGGGCGCAACAGGATGTACCATTTTGTTCCCCGCGACCTGTAAAGGGAGGGAGTAGCCGATGGGATTTATGGATCACCTGCTTGCCACCCTTTCCCCGGAACGGGCAGTCAAGACAGCAGCGGCGCGCATGGCAATCCAGACGCTCAACTCTGGCTACGGCAACTACGGCGCAAACCTGCACAAGAAGTCCATGCGGGGTTGGATGTGGCACGGCGGCGACTCGAAAAGGGACATCGAAGATAATCTCCGAGTCCTGCGGGAAAGGAGCCGCGACGCTTACATGGGCGTTCCACTTGCAACGGGAGCCATCAAAACGATGCGAACCAACGTAATTTGCGGTGGGCTTACGCCGACACCGCAGATTGATAACGAGTTCCTGGGCATTTCCGACGAGGAAGCGCAGAAAGTGAACGCGCAGATTATGCGCGAATTTTCTTTGTGGGCGGACAAACCGACCTGTGACGCTGACAGAATCGACAACTTCTATATGTTGCAGCAGTTGGCGTTTACAGGATTTCTTATGAACGGCGACGCACTGGCGGTGCTCCAAAACAAACGGACACCCAATGTTCCGTATGATCTGCGGGTGCGGATTGTGGAAGCTGACCGTCTGTGTTCGCCTGCATTCACGGACATTGACTCCCCGCGAGAAATCGACGGGCGACTTGTCCAGAGGATTACGCAGGGCGTGGAAACGGATGCAGACGGAATGGTGGTGGCCTACTGGATTTGCGACCGTCACCCGCTGGCCTCTGCCACGACTGCGACGCTGACGGCGGATCACTGGACGAGGGTTGAGGCATACGGAAAAAAGACCGGGCGGCAAAACGTCCTACTCCTGTTGCAGCGGGAGCGGGCGGGGCAACTGCGCGGCGTTCCGTTGCTTGCCCCGGTGCTGGAAAGCCTAAAGCAACTCGGACGGTTCACGGACGCGGAACTGACCGCAGCGGTAATCTCCGCCATGTTCACAGTGTTTATCACCAAAGAGGATCAGTCCAGCGAAATTCCGCTGGGCGAAATGCTGCCGCAGGAAGTGCAAGTGGATACGCCGGACAAAACCAGCGTGGAACTGGCTCCAGGCGCGTTTATCGACCTTAACCCTGGCGAAAAAGTGGAGTTCGCAGACCCGAAGCACCCGGCGACGGGCTTTGAGGCTTTTATGAACGCCATTGTTAAACAGATGGCCGCCGCCCTGGAAATTCCGAGCGAAGTATTGTACAAGCAGTTCTCGACCAGCTACTCCGCCGCCCGCGGCGCGCTAAACGAATACTGGCGCACTTGCGGAATGCACCGTGACTGGTTTGCGGATAACTTCTGCCGACCAATTTATGAGGCGTGGTTTTGCGAGGCAGTACAGCGTGGGCGAATAAAAGCACCCGGATTCTTGGAAAACCCGGCCATTGCCGCAGCTTATATGCAGTGCGCATGGAACGGCCCCGCCAGAACGAACCTGAACCCCAAGGATGAAGTCGAGGCGGCGAAGATGCGCGTTGACTGCGGGTTTAGCACAGCTGAACAGGAAACGGCGCAAATGACGGGCGGTAGCTATGCGGCCAACATGAGGTTACGCAAAGGCGAAGCCGCAATGAAAAAGGAGGTAGACGACATTGCAGGAACGCAAACACAAAACCCTGCTGCTCAACGGGCCGTCGGCGGTTCCAGTGAAAACAGGTGAAAAGTTCTGGCAGATTCGCAATTCGGCGGAAACGGGAGGCCATGCGGAACTGGTGCTGTACGGCGACATTAGCCGGACAAGCTGGTGGGGCGACGAGATCACCCCACAGAAATTTGCCGCAGACCTTGCCACAATCCCGGCGGAAGATGATCTGACCGTCCGCATTTGTTCCGGCGGCGGCGACGTATGGGCTGCGCAGGCCATTGGTGGCCAGCTCGAAAGCCGCGCTGGCACGGTGACGGCACAGATAGAGGGCTTGTGCGCAAGTGCGGCAACGATCATTGCCTGTCATTGCAAGGTCGTCAAGGCCACGCCGGACAGCAGCTACATGATTCATCCTGTGAAAGCCAAGAGCGATAACTTCATGGGCGTGGAGGAATTGCAGCAACTCATTGATTCCATTACGGTTATGCGCTCTACGATTCTCGGACAGTACGAGAAAAAGACCGGGAAAAGCAATGAAGAACTGGCCGCATGGATGGACAAGACGACGTGGTGGACTGCGGAGCAGGCCAAGGAAAACGGTTTCATTGACGAGATCGTGGAGGGAAACCAGACCGCCAAAATCGAAAACAGGAACGGCGTGCTGTTCGTAAACAGCGTGGCCGTCCCAGGCACTTTTGATAGCGCACCTGAATTTGTGCGAAACCGCGCCGTGGTCGTACCTGACAACGACGACGGTTTTGTAAATAACAACGACCCGGCGGAACCGTCGGGAGAAAACAACGGAGGAAACGACATGGAGTTCAAGAACGTGGACGAACTGCGCAATGGCTGCCCCGACCTCGTGAAAGAGATCGTGGACAGTGAGCGCGCAGCCGCACAGAAAGCCGAGCGTGAACGCCTTGCCGCCATTGACGAGATCGCAGAAACGATTCCGGCAAACATGGTGGCGGAGGCAAAGTACGGCGAGAACGCCTGCTCTGCGGAGCAGCTTGCGTACCGTGCGGCGGTTGACGCAAAGAAGAATCACCGCAAGCTGCTGGAAGATACCGCAGATGATGCAAACACCAGCGGCGCAAACAGCGTTGGCGGCGCAGCCCCCGACGGCGTGGCTGGTACTGGCACTAAGAACAAGAACCAGACCGATGCCGAGAAGCGGGCAATGGTGAAGAACCTGCTGCACCCCAAGAAGGAGGGCTAAGTTATGGCTGAAAAGATGCTGAACGAGAAGCTGGGCGAGGTTGAGTACGACGGCCTGATCGCTGGTCTCAACCCGAAGAAGCGCGTCGGCCCCGGCGTGATCGCCAAAGGCGCGGCAGAGACGACCTATGTCCGCGGCACTGTGTTTGCCAAGAGCGCAAAGGACGGCAAGCTGTACATCCTGGGCAGCGCTGCTACTTCTGGCGATACGCTGACCGCGGACTGCATTCTGGTGCAGGACGTGACTGTGGGTACTACCGACGATGAAACTGTCGTGGTCTACCTGGCAGGCTGCTTCAACCCGGAAAAGCTGACCGTAAAGGACAGCTACACCATGACCGAGACGGACAAGGACGCTCTGCGTATGCGCGACATTGCGCTCCTGCCCATCATCGAAATGTAACAGGAGGACGTTTACTATGGCAATTCTGCTGGACTTCTTTGATAACGTCATTCTTCAGGCCATCACGGAAGAGATCGTGCCGAAGCGTGGCTTCTTCAAAGACCGCTATTTCCCCACCGGGGCAGGCGATATTTTCAAGGCCGACGAGGTGCTGACCGAGTACCGCAAGGGAGACCGTAAGCTGGCCGCTTTCGTTGCCCCCGACGTACATGACATTCCCATTGCGCGCCGCGGCTATGAGGTTCACTCCTACCAGCCTGCGTACATTGCGCCGTCCCGCGTGCTGACTATGGACGAGCTGAAGAAGCGCGGCTTTGGCGAGGCTCTGTATCCGGGCATGGACGAAGCACAGCGCGCCGCTCGTCTGCTGGCAGATGACATGAACGACATGGAAAACCGCATTGCAGGCACCGAGGAATGGATGGCTGCACAGACCATGATCTCCAACGGCTGCACTATGCAGGAAATGATCGACGGCAAGACCAAGGGTGACAAGAAAATCGTGCGCTTCTACGACAACAAGAGCGACCATACCTACACTGTCGCAAAGAAGTGGAACGAAACTGGCGGTGATTTCTGGGCAGACATCAAGGCTATGTGCCGGATGCTCTCTTACCGCGGCCTGCCTGCAAAAGACCTGATTCTGGGTACTGACGCTGCCGACTATATCCTGGCCGACGAAAAGACCCGCCAGCTTCTCGACAAGAACAGCGGTATTATCGTTGGCGAGATTCGCCAGCAGCTCACCCAGTACGACGGCGTGGTGTTCATGGGCGTTCTGAACTTCGGCGGCTTCATGCTGAACGTGTTCTCTGTGGACGAAACCTACGAGGACGAGAACGGCCAGGTCGCCAGCTTCTTCCCCAAGACCGCAGCTATGGTTACTGCTCCCGACTGCGGCCACATGATGTACGGCTCCATCACCCAGATAGACTACGGCCAGATCGACTACACCACCTATGCCGCAAAGCGCGTGGCAAAGCTGGTCGTGGATCAGGCCGAGGACAGCCGCAAACTCCGTCTGGGCTGCCGCCCGCTGGCCGCACCCAAGAGCTACTGCCCCTATATCTACGCAGCAGATGTTGTGCAGTAAGTGAGAAAGGAGCAACGGCATGAAAACTGTTCAGATCACGTCCGGCGGCTACGGCTACCGTGAAAAGGCAGGCTCCCCCACCCGGTTGATTCGGGCGGGGGAATTTGTTTGCCTGCCGGATGATGAAGCTGACCGTCTGGCCGCTCTGGGCGTTGCGGTCTGTCAGCCGGAAGCACAGCCGGAGATCGAGCCACAGAAAAACGCCCCGGCGGCAAAGCGCACCAGAAAGAGCAAAGCGGCCACCGCGTAAAGAAAGGCGGTGGAGCGCATGACGGATTTTCTGGAAGAAGCCCTTGCGGACATTGACTCTGTGTTCTTTCAGGAGTTTGTGGAGCAACACAAAATCGACGGGAAGCCGTTTGACGTTGTGCCGTATGAAATGACCCTCAAGGAACGTAAGGCGCACTGGGAAGCAGGAGCAAAGCAGAACTTTGACCAGGGACTTTACCTGTCCACAAAGCAGTTCTTCATTCGCAAGGAAGATTACGGCGCGGCCCCAAAGGTTGGAAAGCTGATGGAGTACGACGGAATCTGCTACACGATCAGAAGTTGCCAGACGGAGCACGGGTTGTACCTGGTGGAACTTGAGAGGGTGCGGCAGTAATGGCGAAGGCAATCTATGACGTATCTGTGCCGAACATCTACGAAGTAGAAAAGGCACTGGGCGACGCAAAGGACAAGGCTCCTAGAGCCATGAAAAACGCGGTGAACCAAACGGCGACCCGCGCAAAAAACATGATGATCCGGCAAGCGAAACTCCGATACGCCGTAAGCACGGCGGGCCGCCGCCACCTAAACCAACTGAAACTCCGAAACCGCGCAACGATACAGAATCCGACCGCAGAAATTTTCATCAAAAGTCGAAGAAACGATCTGGCGGATTTCAAGACAAACCCAACCGAACCACACATGGGCGGAAACTGGGTACACTCGCCTGAATTTCATACAGGCAAGGTTTTGAAAAAATCGCCAATGGATAATCTGACGGGCGGACAAACACTTATCGGGCCGGGAAGCAAGGGCTTCTTGGTGCGGTTCGAGAGCGGACACGTTGGCATGGTGCAAAGAATTATCGGTAAGCCTGCAAAGAATCCGAAGCCGACACGGTGGAAGAGCAAAAACGGGATTATCGAATATCTTTACACCATGTCTGCGCCGTCTGCAAGTTCCATGCACAGTACCGTGTGGCGGGAAGAAGTAGAGCCGGAAAGCGAGATCATCTTGCAGGATCGCTTGCGGCACGAGGTTGAAAAAATCTTGATGCAGGCAGGAGGTAAGAAGAAGTGAGCAAACCGACGAACTACACCCCCATTGATGCGGTAAAAGTTCTGTGCAAGGAGTTAGAAAAACTCTTTGAAGGGAAAACATTCAGCGGCCAGGGCGGGAACAAGCAGCTGAAGTTTTTTGAGTTCGAGTTCCCGGAAGATAACGGTAACGACGAGGACGTGGACACACTGGCCGCCGCTGCCCCATTCGTGCTTGTGAAAGCAGCCGGGTGGAGCACCGACATAGAAGAGCCGGTAATGATTGACATGAGCATGGTTATCTGTACATACCAAACCCCTGCGCGAAGCAAGGAAGAGATCGAGAAACTAAAAAAGGCACCGGCTCTTCTGGATTTGTACAACATCATGCAGGATATTAGTCAGCATTTCAAAGTGCACAACGTCTTTGGAGATTACTTCAACGTCTTAATGCCGATTACCTGCGTAATTCAGCAGGACGATACAAAACCGTATTATTTCTCTACTGTTCAGATGGACATTACAGGCCCAAGCATGAGCAGAGAAAACAACCCGGAAGTGGAGGCACTCACATGAGCACTGCAAAAGCAAAACAGGCCGAGCAGGCAGAGAACACCGCAGAGGTTAAGGCAACTGGCCCTGTCGTTTACTGCGGCCCGACCGTGAAGAACACCGTGAAACAGTACACGGTGTACGCCGACGGCGATATGCTGCCGGATATGATGAACCGCTTCCTTGAAACGGTTCCGATGGCAAAGGGCCTGTTGGTTCCCATCGAACAGTTCAGCGATACCCGCAAAGCTCTGGAAAATCCCAAGAGCGCAGCGGGTATTCTTTTTGCCGCCGTGAAAGCGGCCATTGAGTAAGGAGGTAAAAGATCATGGCATATAAGCATGGCGTATATACCAATGAGCAGGCAACCAGCCTGGTTGCCCCGGTCGTTGCCACGGCAGGATTGCAGGTCGTAATCGGAACTGCACCTGTCAACCGGGCAAGTGACCCCTACCACTGCACCAATGTTCCCATGCTGGCAAACACGCTGGATGGCGCAACTGCGGCAGTTGGTTACAGTGACGACTACGAAAACTACACCCTCTGCCAGAGCATGGGCGCAAGTTTTAAGGTCGTAAAAGTCGCACCGATGGTTCTTATCAACGTGCTTGATCCCAACAAGCACAAGAAGAACCTGGACGAAAAGACCGTGCAGATCAACAGCGGAGTTGCTGTTCTGGAAGAGGAAGGTGTGCTGCTGGACAAGCTGGTCGTCAAGGCGGCATCCGCAACGCTGACCGCTGGTACTGACTACACTGCGGCGTTTGACGATAACGGCTACGTCAATATCGTTGTTATCCCCGGCGGCGCGGGCAAGTCCGCAACCAGCCTGACCGTGAGCGGCGTTCAGATCGATCCGTCCGCAGTCACCCCGGCGGATATTGTGGGCGCAGTTTCCGCCGCTGGCGTTGAGTCCGGCATGGAGTGCATCCGCATGATCTTCCCGAAGCTGAACATGGTTCCGGGTATTCTGATCGCTCCCGGCTGGTCGGAGAACGCCATCGTGTCTGCTGGCTTGCAGGCAAAGACCACCCGTATCAACGGCGTGTTTAACTGCGTCTGCATCGTGGACATCGACAGTTCCACCAATGGTGCGACCAAGTACGACGATGTGAAGCAGCAGAAAGAAAAGCAGGCCGTCACCAGCGCAAATTGCTACGCCGTGTGGCTGTACGCAAAGGTGGGCGACGCTATCTACGCTGGCTCTGCAATGGCCGCCGCCGTGACCGTGGCGACCGACGCAGATAACGGCGACATCCCGAACGTCAGCCCGTCCAACAAGACCGTCCCGATCTCCGCCGCCTGTCTGAAAGACGGCACGGAAGTGCTGCTCGATCAGGAGCAGGCCAACGTCGTGAACAGCTTTGGCGTGGCAACCTGGCTGAACATCAACGGCTTCCGCCTGTGGGGCAACAACACTGCCTGCTACCCCGGCAACACCGACCCAAAGGACAGATGGTTTAGCGTCCGCCGCTTCTTCTGCTGGGACGACAACACGTTCATTCAGACGTACTTTCAGAAAGTGGACAGCCCCGCAAATAAGCGTCTGATCGAGGCCCTGGTGGACAGCGAGAACGTCCGCGGCAACAGCTTTGTCTCCCGCGGCATCTGCGCCCGCTATGAGCTGAAATACCTTGAGTCGGAGAACCCGACCACCAACCTGCTGAACGGCTGCATTACTTTCCACAAGTACATGACCCCGTTTGGCCCTGCGGAGGACATCGAGGAACTGGTCGAGTTTGACCCGGATGCGTTGTCCACCGCCCTGACCCAGTAAGCGGCGCAAGGAGGTAAAAGACTATGGCACTCGACACTAACCTGACCCCGGAGGTCGTCAACTCCTATAACACCTACATCAACGGCAATAAGGCAATCGGCGTTACCAGCGAGATTTCTATGCCGACCATCACCTCGGAAACTATCGACGTTTCCGGCACTGGCATCCTCGGCAAGATTTCCGCACCGAACATCGGCCAGTTTGAATCCATCGAACAGGAGATCACGTTCAACCTGATCTACTCTTCTTTCGTGGATATGCTGTCCCCGAAGCGGCAGGTAAACCTTACCATTCGCGCCGCCCAGCAGGCCGTGGACAAGAACCTCGGTTATGCCTACAAGGGTCTGCGCATCGTTGAGGTGGGCCGCGTTAAGGAGTTCACCCCCGGTAAGATCAAGCCCGGTGAGGGCATGGACGCAAAGGTGAAGCTGGAACTCACCTACCTGATGATCGAGAACGACGGTCAGCAGATTATCGAGATCGACAAGCTCAACGGCATTTATCGCGTCAACGGCGAGGATATGCTGGCGGATGTGAGCGCGCTGATCTAAAAAGCAAACGGCATGACCGCCCCGGAAAAGAATCGGGGCGGTCAATTTTTTGTATGCAGAGAAAGGAAAAACAACATGGAAAAGAATGTTTCTACCGCAGTTGAGCAGGAAGTTACCGAGCAGACCGCACCCGCCGCAGAGCAGACCAACGATAAGCTGGTGAAGCTGGCAAAGCCGTACAAGTTCGACGACGAGGAATATTCCGAAATCAACCTGTCCGGCCTGGACAAGCTGACTATCGAGGATGCGGTGCTGACCGTGAAGAAGCTGACGGGCGACGGCGAACTGGCCGCAATGGTGATGCCCGAAACCTCCACCGCATACACCGACGAGCTGGCAGCCAAGGCAACCGACCTGCCCATTGAGTTTTTCAAACTCCTGCCCATCGGCGCAAGCAAAAAGGTGCGCCAGATGGTGCAGGGCGCAATCACTGTCCCTGCACAGAAAGACGAGAGCGACACCCGCCCCCACATTCTGCACCTGCACAAGCCCTATCTCTACAAGGGCGAAACCCACACCGAAGTTGACCTCTCCGGCGTGGGCAGCCTTACGGGCATGAACATCCGGCAGGCAGAGAACCGCATGGAGGAAGAGGACATTCGTGCCATCGAGCGCACCAGTAACTACTACTACTGCTGCTTGATGGCAAGCATGGCGACTGGCAAGGACGTGAAGTTCTTCCTGGGGCTGCCTCTGTGCGAGGCTATGCCCCTGAAAAATGCGGTGAACGATAAGGATTTTTTCGAGTAAAAGGCGGTTACAAAGAAATCAGAAAGGCGGCGGTAGGTTTGGCCTCCGTCACGCACACGGGAGCGGACTTTTACCTCAACCTCCCTGTGCGTGAAATGGTGGAGATTAACGAGGAGGTGGCGGAGGAATGGCGAAAAATCAGGAACTAGAACTTTCTATCCTGATTGGCGGACGAGTTGACAACTCGTTGGCGCAGGCCGTAAAAAGCGCAAACGGCCAGATCGGCCAGCTGGCAAAGACGATAAGCAACGTCGGAAAAATTGGACTCGGCGCAATGACCGGGCTTGCAGTTGGCACGACGAAGTTCTTTGCAGATGCCACAAAAGATGCCATGAAGTACGAAAGCACGATGGCAGAAGTGGCAAAGGTGGTCGATGAACTGAAAGACGACAACGGCAATTTCACTGTGCATTACGACGAAATGAAATCCGGGTTAAAAGATATGACAACCCTGATTCCTATGGAGTTTGAGGACGCTGGTGCTATTGCTGCTGCGTTTGGTCAGAGCGGCGTTACCTCTACCCCGGAAATCCTCAACTACACAGCGGATGCCGCAAAGATGGCGATTGCCTTTGACTCCGACGCAAAGCAGTCCGGCGAATGGATGGCGACGTGGAAGCAGGCATTCAACTTGGCGGAAAATGAAATCGTGAATTTGGCAGATCAGTTAAACTACCTGTCAAACAACACGAATGCAACCGCCGCCGATCTGGCGGGAATTGTAACCCGCGTTGGAAGTCTGGGCGGAATGGCTGGTGTTAATACCAGCTCCGTTGCCGCAATGGCAGACGTTCTGGTGGCGACGGGCGTTGACGACGACTCCGCCGCAACCAGCCTGCGCAATATGTTCTTGAAGTGGACGGCGGGCAGCGCGGCCACGAAGAGCGAAGCGGGCGTTATGGCAAAGCTGGGCCTAGACCCTGTGGAATTTGCAAAGAGTATGCAGGATAACTCCATTGAAGCAATCGAGGACTTTTTCTCCCGCATTAAAGTTCTTCCGCAGGAACAGCAGATCAGTTTGATGGGACAGTATTTCGGAAAACGTGCTGTTGAGTCCGCAACGAAAATAGCACAGAACATTCCGATGCTGGAACAAAATCTTGATTGGATCAAAACAAAGGACGAGAACGGACAATACGTTTGGCAAGGTAGCATGGAAAACGAGTATCTGACTCGTAGCGATACGGCAGAGAACTCCATCCAGCTTGCAAAAAATGCGTGGCGCAATCTGCGGGAGTCGTTCGGTGAAGCGTTCCTCCCTGTGGTAAAACAGGGCGCAGACTGGTTTGTTGGGTTTGCAAAAGAAGTCGAGGCAAACGCTCCACTGATTGCTGGCGTAACAGGCCAGCTTGCACAGCTTGCTCAAAAAGGAATTTCTGCCCTGGGCGGCGCGCTGGAATCGCTCTGGCAGATCGTAAAGAAATTCTTTGGGTTCATCAACGTAAAGAGCGAGAACGGTAGCTACGACAACAGCGCGACGGTTACAAAGGTAATCGGAGGAACCGCCGCGACGTTCGCCGCAATGTCCGTCGCCCCGCAGATTCTCCAAGTGGTGAATGGTGCAACAAGGATTTTTGGCGGCGGAAAAGGCACTGGCCCGTTGAGCGTTGCAAAAGACAGCATCTTCGGAAAAGGAGCCGCCGCCGCAGGAAACGCCGTGGATATGTGGAATGCCGCAAAGCTGGGCGCAGGTCTGGCAAACAGCAGCATGACTCAGGCAAACGGCAGCCCTGTTACATCCAGCGGTATCGGCGGTTTTCTGCAAAATGCAGAGAACACGATTATCGGTACAATCTTCGGTCTGAAAAACAAAAAGCAACTGACGAGCAAAACGAGCAAGCCGGAAACGCTGTGGAAGAATGTTCTGAAAACAGCAGATCAGATCACAGCCGCCAAAAGTTCCGGCGGCCTCTTCGGGATGCTCAAGGGAAGTTCTTTGGGCCAATACGGAACGAGCGTGGCGAACTCGGTAAAGGGCTTGCACGGAACGAACTTGGTTCAGCAAACTATCGGAGTCGGGAAATGGCTTGGACAGACGGCGAAGAACGGAGTCGGCGGAATTGCAAGCAGCCTCGCGGGAATCTTTGGCAGCCCAATGCAGAATGCAATGAACAGCCCGCTGGGCAACTTCATTACAAGCATCGGCCAAAAGGCGGTCGGCCTCGGAAAAGGCGCGGTCGGCGGCGTAAAGAATTTTGCGGGCAACACGCTTTACGGAGCAAAGACGCTCGCCGGAAATATTGCATCTTCCAAAGTTGGACAGACGGCGGTTAAAATCGGCGGCGGTGCTGTGCAGGGCGTAAAGGACGTGACGCAGTTCCTTGGAGCAGGACTCAATGTGGGGCAAACGGTTCTCGGCCCGGTGGCCGGGAAACTGGGTGGCGCGTTTATGGGCTTGCTCGGAACATTCGGCCCGGTAATTGCCGGAATCGGCAGCATCATTGCGGTGGTGTCCCTGCTGGGAGACCATTTCGCGGATATTCAGCAGATCGTATTGAAAGTTTTTGGCCCGACCGGGTTGACGATTTTCAATACATTCTTTGCGGATGTCAAGAAAATCGGTGATGGAATTAAAAACGCTTTCTCGCTGGACAACCTGCTGAATATTCAGGAGAAGCTGAGCGGGAAAAGTATGTTTGGCGTAGACCTCGGCCAAGCGTTCGGGGCGGCCATTCCCATTATCCAGTCTGTGACAGGGCTGGTAAGCCAGGTTGTAGACCTGGGTGTAAATCACATTAAGCCCCTGCTGGCGGATGTGATGAGTTTTGTGGTGAATGACCTGTTCCCGGCGGTGGCCCCGCTGATTAGTACGATTATCGACCTGGTGGGAACGACGCTGGTAAACGCAATTAAGGTAATCGTGGATGTGATTCACGGTCTCCTGCCTGTAATTGAGCCTGTTATTCAGGGAATCATCGGGCTGATAAAGGGCATTGCCTCCATCGGCGTTTCCGTGGTAAATACCATCATCCGCGCGCTGAACAAAATCCACATCAAGATGCCTACAAAAATCCTCGGTATTTCTCTGCCGGAGGGCATCGCGGGCAAGGAGTGGGGCTTTAGCCTTGCAGAAGTTCCGGCTCCTGCATTTGCCAACGGCGGCTTCACCCACGGTGTCAGTATCGCAGGTGAGGCCGGGACGGAGGCGGTTATCAGCTTCAAACGCAGCGTTCACGATGAAAACGTGAATCACTGGGTACGGGCTGGCCGGATGCTGGGCGTGACCGGGGAGGATGCGACCCGTGCCATCGGGCCGCAGAACGTGTCCTACTTTGCCAACGGCGGGTTTACCGACGGTAGCCGCGAGAAGCTGGACAACCTGATCGACTTTAGCAAGGCGTATGGCGAATATGCCCTGCGCTCCAACGGAATCCGCACGGCGGGCGACGCGGCCTCGCTGCTGTGGAGCGTGGCGAATAACTCTATGGCGGGCGACGGCTCCCTGGCCTTGGCCGCCACCAGTATTGCCGCAGACGTGGCCCCCATCGTGCTGAAAAAGTACCTTGGCGACAACGAGGCAACGTCGCTCCTGACCGAAGCGGCGAAAACCTACAACGGCGGGACGGTGCTTTCGAGCTGGGGAAACGGTGTTCTAACAGACACGGGAGTACCCCTTTACGTCCTGCCGCCGCGTGATGCAGGCACAACAGAGTTGAGCGAGATTCCGCAGGCTGCATACAGAAGTTCCAGAACCTCCGGCGGGGGCGACGGCGACGAGATGCAGTTTGTATTCTCCCCGCAAATCACAGCCTACGGAAAGGCTGACCGCGCAGAGATCGAGCAGATCATGCGTGAACAGTTCGAGAAGTTCAAGGCCGAGATTAAGCGGGAAATCAAGGAAGAGCAGCGCAGAGAACAGCGCACGAAGTACGCATAAGGAGGCGGTTCTATGTACGTTACCAAAAGCGGCGACACATGGGACGGGATCGCAAAGATCGTCTATGACGACGAAATGCGGGCGGACGTGCTGATGGCCGCCAACAGAGAGTACAACGACGTTTACCAGTTTGATTCCGGGGTGCAGCTTGTCACCCCGGAAGTCACGGTAAAGACGGAGGTTGAAAACCTGCCGCCTTGGAAGAAGTGAGGTGATCGACGTGTTCTTACCACGCCAAGCGTTCCTGTCAGTCGAATACAACGACAACGATATGACCGCTGACATTAAGAACGATGTGGAGAGTTTCACTTTTACGGACAGCGGATCGGATTCTTCTGATAGCCTTTCCATCAAGGTGAACGCCAGCAACGTGAAATGGAAAAATGGGTGGATGCCGGACATTGGCGCAAAGCTGCATCCGAAACTCTGCACGAAAAACTGGATCGTGCAGGGCGACAGTGCAGAACTGGACTGCGGCGTTTTGGTGGTGGATGACCTGGGCTTCACAGGCTGCCCGGACGTGCTGACAATCGGCGCGGTGGCGCGGCCAAGCGATACGGGCTTCCACGAGAGAAACCGAGAACAGGTCTGGAAGAACACATCCATCCAGCGCATTGCCTCGACCATTGCGGAGCGAAACAGCCTGCAATGCTCGATGGATGCCGAAGATGTGGACATTGCCATCAAGGAACAGGACGACAACGACAGTGCTTTCCTCAAGAGCCTGTGCGAAACCTACGGCCTGATCCTGAAAGTGTACATGGGGAAGATTTGGATTTTCGACCGCGAGAAATACAAACAAAAGGATGCCGTAAGGACATTCACCCCGGCGGACATTGTACCGGGTTCCTTTTCCTGGAACACAACATTGGCCGGAACATACACAGGCGGCGTGTTCACATACACCAACCAGCGGAAGAAAGTCAATATCAATGTCACCGTCAGTAGCGGTGACAGGATGTTGAAACTAAACCAGTATGCGTCCAGCGAGGCCGACGCGAAACGACAGCTCGAAGCAGCTATTGCAATGAAGAATCATTCCAATACCACCGTGTCGTTCAAGACGATGGGCGACTTGAATATCCACGCAACACAGTGCGTGAACATTCAGGGGTACGGAAAGATGGACGGGAAGTATTATCTTGATAGTATCACCCGACCGCTGGATAACTCCGGCGGCCTCACGAACGAATACGCAGGAAGCAGAGTGGGAGGCTGATCTATATGCAGAGCGTGATCCGCGTTGGTGAGGTTTCCAAGGTCAACTACGACAAGGGAACGATAGAGGTTGCCTACAAAGACCGCGACGATTCCGTAACGGATGAAATCTGCATGGTGTCGAACAACCTGTATCGGATGCCTGTTGTTGGGCAGATGGCGTGCGTCCTGCACAACTCCGCAGATCAGGAAATGGGGACGTGCATCGGAACCTTTTGGAACGACGACAACAAGCCCCCCGGCGGAAAGGAGGGCCTGTATCGTTACGACTACAACGACAAGCAGGGCGTGGCCTACGAAAGCTATGACGGAAAAAGCGGCAACTATGAAGAAAAGATCGACGGAAATACGACGGAAACGGTCGGCAAGAACGCAACCCACAAAATCGGCGGTGATCTGAAATTCATAGTCGGTGGCTCTACCGTCACGCTGACGCAGGGCGGCACTATCAAAATCGAGGGAACGGACGTTGAAATCAAAGGCTCCACCGTGAACATCAGCGGCGGGAGCGGAGATTGCAAGATAAACGGCATAAGCCTTGTGAATCACCTCCACGGCCACGACGGCGGCGCAACTGCTGGCCCGTATACCGTGGCTGGCGTTACAGGGAAGCCGCAGTAATCGGGAGACTAACTATTAAAAGTCAAGCCCCAAAATGAAAAAATCCGCCAACCGACCGCTGCCCCTGACAAACAGCATTCAAATGCTGGAATCAGAGCAGCGAGGGCGACGGAGAGAACAGCAAAGCAAGCCCAGCCAGCCCTCGCACAAACAGGATAGCATTTGAATGCTTCGGTTCGTCAAGGGTTCGCTGCGCCAGCTAAGTTTCTGTTGGAATTAGCTCAGGCTCAGGAGAAAATCATGCAGCTGCAAGATATGCTTTCCCAGATTTCTGTAAGGCATAAATCAACCGAACGAGTTTCTTCATGGCGTGGGACAGGGCAACATTGTAGTGTTTTCCTTCGGCACGTTTTTTGGCAAGGTATTCAGCAAAGACAGGATTCCAGTAGCAGACGTACTTGGTTGCGTTGTAAAGGGCATGTCGCAGGTAGCGGGAGCCACGTTTTTCCATGTGAGCATAGCAGTTCGTGAGTTTTCCGGACTGGTATGTAGATGGAGAGCAGCCAGCGTAAGCAAGAATTTTGTCAGGAGAACTGAAATTGGAGAAATCCCCGATTTCTGCAAGGATCACAGCAGCGGAGTTTACTCCCATGCCGGGAATCGAGAGAATTGGTGGATTGAGCTCATCTATGATTTTCTGAATAGAATCTTCGATTTCGTTGATCTCGGAGGCAAGTTCTTGAATGAGTTTAATGGTATGCTTCAATTCCAGAGATTTGGCAGGCATGACAGAGCCAATAGAAGCTCTGGCTGCCTCTCGAATCTGGATGGCTTTCTCTTTTCCGTAGCGTCCTTTGGACGCTGTGGTAAGAAGGTTTGTCAGCTTGGTAAGATGGACTTCTGAAATTTGCTTTGCACCGGGATATTCGCCGAGAAGTGCGTAGATTGAAGTGCCATGGATAGACGAAACAAGCTGTTCCAATTCGGGAAACAGAATCGTAGCCAATCTGGACACCGATTGCTTTAGTTTAGCGCGTTCCTGAACTTTATCAAATCGGTATCTTGTTAGTGACTTTAGATCTTCGTTATGGTATGCTATATCCGTGTAGGACTTGAGGTCTACATCGGACAATAGCATAGTTGCAATCGTTCT